CCGGCGCGGCGACCCCCGCCTTCGCCGCCTACGCCGTCGCCCCCGGTGCCCTCGCCGCCGGTGGAGGACGATGCACCGGCGAACGACACCGACGATCAGCCGGAGGACGAGGCGCCGGCACCGGCGGACCCGGTCGAGGACGCCGTGCTGAGGACGGCCGCACGCGCGACCGCCCCCACGCGGCGCCCGCCGACGCGCCGCAAACCCGTGGGGCGCTGATGCGGATTCTCGGGTACGACATCACGATCACGAAGGCGATGGCGCCGCTCGTGCCCGTTGACGGTCGCTACCGGCGCGGCGGCTGGTATCCGATCATCGTGCATGAGCCGTCGACCGGTGCCTGGCAACGGAACCTCGAGGAACCCGTCGACACCGTGCTCGCCTATCCGCCCGTGTATGCCTGCATCACCCGGATCAGCGGCGACATGGCGAAGATGGGCCAGGCGATTGTGGAGAAAGACGAGGATGACATTTTCATCCCCGTCGAGCCGTCGCCCTGGACGCCGTTCCTGCGCACACCGAATCGCTACCAGAACCGTTTGCAGTTCATGCGCTGGTGGATGAACAGCAAGCTGGTGCACGGCAACACGTATGCGTTGAAGGAGCGTGACGGGCGCGGCGTCGTGAGCGCGGCCTACATCCTCGACCCCTTGCGCGTGACGGTGCTCGTGGCCCCCGATGGATCGGTCTTCTACGAGCTCAAGACCGACAACCTCGCGGGCCTCGCGGTGAGCACGCCGGTGCCTGTGCCGGCACGCGAGATGTTCCACGACCGCTACCATCCGCTCTTTCATCCCTTGATTGGGATCCCGCCGCTCTATGCCGCGTGGCTCTCAGCGATGCGCGGGATCCGAATCGGGCGCAACTCGTTGGAATTTTTCCAGAACGGATCGCAGCCGAGCGGCGTCGTCACGGCCCCAGGCTTTATCAGCCAGGAGGCGGCAGACCGGGCAAAGGCACACTGGGAAACGAATTTCGAGAACAACCCCGGCGCGGTCGTGTTCCTGGGTGACGGGCTGAAGTACGAGCCCATGGGGCAGACCGCGATGAATTCGCAACTGATCGAGCAGGAGAAGTTCACCGCAGAGTTCGTCTGTTCGTGCTTCCAGATGAAGCCGTGGATGATCGGCCTCGGGCCGGCGCCGAACTACGCCAACGTCGAAGCGATTCAGCAGGGGTATCTCGACGACTGCCTGCAGATTCTCATCAATGAATACCAGGCATGCCTGTCGGACGGCCTCGAGCTGCCGCGCCGCCAGACCGTGCATCTCAATCTCGACGATCTGCTGCAGATGGACACGAACACAAAGATGACCGTGGCGATGAACGGCGTGAATGCGGGTGTGTTCACGCCCAATGAAGCGCGAGCACGATTCAACTTGCCGCCGAAGAAAGGCGGCGACGCGCCCTATTTACAGCAACAGTATTGGCCGCTGGAAGCCCTCACCGACCGACCCGTGGCACCCTCGCCCCCGGCGCTGCCTGCGGGCGAGGACGAGGACGAGGATGACCTCGCTGACGACGAGATCAGCGAGAAGGCGACGATCACGGCTCGGATGGCCTGAGATGACCGAACGGGAACTGACGGCGATCGTGAAGGGCATCATGCCGGTGCTCCGCGAGGAGATGGCCCGCGATCTGGCGCAATTGGCCCCGCGGGATGGCGTCGATGGGAAGGATGCCGATCCCGCACAAGTGCGTGCGCTCGAGATGAAGGTGGCGGAGCTCGCGGCGCGGACGCTGCGCGATGGCGTCAACGGGCGTGATGGCGTGAACGGCCGCGATGGGGTGGATGGGCGCGATGGCCGCGATGGACAGGATGCCGATCCCGCGCAGCTCTCGGCACTCGAGGCGCGGGTGAACATGTTACAGGAGCTGCTCACGGCGCGCCCGGTGCCGCGCGACGGGCGCGATGGCCGCGACGGCAAGGATGCCGATCCCGCGCCGACACTCGAGGACCTGCGGCCGCTGCTCGAGGCGGAAGTGACACGTGCCATGGCGGTCGTGCCGGTCGCGAAGGACGGCGTGAGCCTCACGGGCGCACTCATCGATCGCGCGGGGCATCTGGTGCTGACGACCAGCGATGGCCGCCCGATTGACGTCGGCCTGGTGACGGGCGCGCCCGGTTCCCCCGGGCCGCCCGGGACGAATGGGGCTCCCGGTCGCGACGGCACGCTGAAGGACGTCTTCGTGCTCAAACGCCTCGACTTGCGCCGGTTTCAGTTTTGCTGGACAGACGGCACACCCGTGCCCGTCATCGATGCCGCGGGGACGATGATCGAGAGCATCATCCGGTTTCCGATACCGAAACACGAGGGCGTGTGGACCGAGCGCGCGTACGAGGAAGACGACGAAGTCACCGAGAAGGGCAGCGTGTGGATTGCCAAGCGCACCACGACGATGCGGCCCGGCGAGGGCGCGACCGATTGGCAGCTCATTGTGAAGCGCGGCGCGGAAGGACCGCGCGGGAAACCTGGCGAACCCGGGCCGGCCGGCCGGGATATGACCCAGATGGATTTCGAGGGGCGGAAATGGTGAGCCGATGCTGGTGACCTACGACACGGCCGCCGATCACTTGAGGCTCGGTGACCTGAAAACCGATCCCGAGGTCGAGAGCAGCGTGACGCGCTATCTCGCGCAGGCCGAGGGCCTCGTGCGTACGCACATCAAGCTGCATTTATGGGAGACGCCGCCGACGTGGGATGACACGACGGACCCGGCGACCGATCGAGACTTCGCGATCGTGCAGGCCGGCATCCTCACCGTGCTCGGCAACCTGTGGCGCTTCCGCGGCGACGACGAGACGAGCGCCGCCGGCAATGGCCCGTTGACGCCGCGCGTCGCCGAGCTGCTCTCGCAGCTCCGCGATCCGTCCTTTGCGTGACGTATGGCGCAGCGGCTCCACGTCACGCCGACGGGCACGCGGCGGCAGAAAGTCGTCGTGGAGCAGCGCACCTCGAGCGGCGGCGGCGGCTTCCCGGTGGATGTGTGGGTGCCGTTGATGACGATGTGGAGTGAGAAAGTCGATCTGCTCGGCCAGGAAGCCTGGCGCGCTGACCAGATGACCGCGCGCTACGATACGCGGTTCATCGTGCCGTATGCCCCCGCGCTCGATCCGGAGATCGTCGATGTGCCGGCGACGCATCGCCTGCAGTACCGCGGGCAGACCTACGACATCACCACCGCGCAGATCGTCGGCAACTTCGAGGGCATCGAATACCACGCGGTGACCTCGACACAGTCTGAGGGCGCGTAAGTGGAGATCACCGTCAGCCTCACCGGCCTCGATGCCTTGCTGCGGACCCTCCTGCACGACCTGCCCGAGGCCGTACAGGTGCCGGTACTGCGCCGTGCGCTCGTCGCCGCGGCCGAACCGATGCGCGCCGGCATGGTGGCGCGGGCGCCGCGCGGAGATACGGCGCCGCACATTGCGGACAACATCATCACCAGGCCGCTGTCCCCGAGTGAGCTCGAGGCGGTGACCGATGACAGTGCCGGCGTCGAGATCGGGCCGACCTCGCCATTCTTCTACGGCTACTTCTGGGAATTCGGCACGGTGAAGCTGCCAGCGCGACCGTTTATGCGGCCGGCCTTCGATGCGCACCAGGGCGCCGTGCTCGCGCGGCTCGGCACGGATCTCGGTGCGGCGATTCTCGCGGCCGCGGAGAAGCAGTCGCGATGATGCCCGAGGAAGCCGTCGTGCAGCGCCTGCTGGCGATCCCCGCGGTGACGGCGATCGTGGGGACGCGCGTCTGGCTGGTGATGATCCCGCAGTCGCCCGTCATGCCGTGCGTCCGCGTCCAGCAGGTGAGCCAGATCGATGAAGGCCTGCACACGCGCGGGTCGGGCGGCGTCGGCTGGGCGCGCGTCCAGGTGGACGCGATTGCGAATCTGACGACCGGCGGCAACGGGTACACGACCATCCGCACGCTCACCGAAACGCTGCACGGCAACGGGCGCGGGCCCACGGCGACAGGGCTGCTCGGGTGGAAGGGGGTCATCGGGCCGCTGACGATTACCGGCATCTTCTCGATCCTTGACGCCGTCGCAGAGATTACGCCTGACGCCGTGCAGCAGATTCGCTTCCGGCGCGATTACCAGGTCTGGTTTTCACAGGAGCTCTAGATCATGGCCGACCTGACCGACACCTATTACGCCAGCGAAGGATTCCAGGGATACGGCGCACAACTCCTCGTCGCCGTGGATGGTGATGCCGACACCGAGGCGACCGTGGCCGTGGCGGAGGTCACGACCATTACGCCCGGCTCGATCGACACCGAGGACGTCGTGCGCACGCATCTGCGCTCGCCCGACGCGCACCACGAGCACATGCCGGGCATTCGCGATTCGGGCGCCATCGAACTCGTCGGGACGCTCCGGCTCGATCACGAATCGCAGAACAACTCGCCCGGGCCGCCTGGCGGCCTGATCTATCTCCAGCGCACGCGGGCGATCCGCAATTTCGCGATCCAGTTGCCGGACGAGGACGAGAGCACGCTCCCCGTCCGCGGCTATGTGCAGCGCTTTCAACTCGGGGCGATTGGCGTCACGGGCCTCGCCACGTTTACCGCGGCCATCATGCCGACCGAGAGCTACAGCGCCGATCTGCCGGGCATGGCGGCGACGGGCGCGACGGCGGGGTCGCCGGGGAGCTTCACGCCGAGCGGGGCCTCGGCGCCCGCCACGCTCGCGGCGATGATCGCCGCTGGGGTGGTGGCCAGTCCGCTGACGCTGTGGACGACGGGCCAGCATGTGATTCTGGCGGATGCCAGCCACGCACATTGGAATGGAACGACGTGGGTCGTGGGGAACGCGCCGTAAATGCCTGCGAATCCCGAACGCGGCGAAGTGGAAGTCATCCTCGATGGACGCGCCTTCACCTGGCGCTTGACGACGAATGCGGCGTGCGCACTCGAGGGGCGCACGGGACAGAAGCTGGGCGAGGTGCTCACGGCCGCCGACCAGCTCAGCATGCGAGCGCTGCGCGACCTCATCTGGGTGCTGCTGCAGGACTTCCATGCGGCGGAGTTCCCGACGGCCGACAGCGCCGGGGACTTCATCGACCGCATGGGCGTGCTGGCGTGCATGCTGAAGTTTCGCGAGCTGCTCGAGTTGAACCAGCCGCGGCCGGGCGGGGCGGCGCAGGCGACCGCGGCACACCCTCTGACGCCGGCTGGGACTGGCGACGGCTCGTTGTTGAGGGCCGTCGGCTAGGACTCAGTCGGCAGGAATTCTGGACCTCGACGCCGCGTGAGTTGTTCGACGACATCGATGCGCTGGTGCTCAGGCGTCAGGACGAGCGCAATCGCGACGTGACCTTGGCGTGGACGATGGTCAACATCGCCGCAGCCACGTGGAGCAAGCGCCGCGTGCCTGATCTGCAGGGCCTGCTGACAACGGGACGTCCGGCGCCGCCGCAGTCGTTGGCCGAACAGAAAGCCGTCTTGCAGCTGCTCGCCCAGCGGCTGGGGACGCCGCTCCGGACGAAGGGAACGCATGGACGTCGCCCCGTACACCGGCACGCCGCCACACGCCATCGACAGCCGGCGTGAACTGGCGCTCGTCGTCGGGGACCGCACGTACACGCTCGTGGAAAGCATGAACGCCTATTGCATCCTCGAGGAGACGCTGCACGCGCGCACGAGTGAGCTCGTGCTCGAAGCGGCCAGCGGCAGCATGCGCGCCACCCGCGCGCTGTTGTGGGCGCATCTGCAGGCGCGCCATCGCGAGGAGTTCCCGACCGTCGAAGCGGCCGGCGACCTAGTCGATATCGTCGGCCTCGACGCCGTCTGGCAGCAACTCCAGGCGCTGGCCGGCGTGACGCCGACACCTGCCCCGCCCGCCTCGCGCCAGGTGCAGCGGGCCCGCGTCCGAAAGGCAGCGCACTAAGTGGCGACCACCGGCACGGTCGGCATCCTGCGGGCGCTGCTCACGGCCGATGCGACCGCCTTTCAGAGCACGATGAAGAAATCGGCGGATGCCGCCACCGGCTTCGGCAAGTCCATGACGAGTCTGGGGAACACGGCGCAGCGCGTGAGTCCGCAGCTCACGCGCCTGGAAAAGAGTTTCCAGGGCGACAAGCTGCTCTACACGGCCAATAACCTCACGCGGGCCATCACCAACATCGGCGGGGCGGCGAAGCTCACGGCGCGGGAACAGGAGAAGGTCAACCAGCAGTTGACCGAGGCGATCGCGAAATACAAAGCGCTCGGGCAGACGGCACCCAAGGCGATGGTCGATCTCGAAAAGGCGACGCGGAATGCCGCGACGGCCACCGGCGGTCTGACCACCAAGATGATCGCCATCGGCACGTCCATCGGCACGTTCGTGGGACGCCTCGCTTACGACGCGGTCAAACGGCTCGCTGGCGGGGTGACCGATCTGGCCGCGCGCGGGCTCACACTGGCCCCCGTGGTCACCGCCTTCGAGCGGCTCACGGCGGCGGCCGGGCAATCCGGCGAGGAGATGCTGCAGATCACGCGCACCGCGACCAAGGGCCTCATCACCGATCTCGACATCATGGCGGCGGCCAACAAGGCGTTGCTCCTTGGCCTGCCGGTGACGGCCGACGAGTTCGGCGTGCTGGCCCAGGCCGCCACCGCGCTCGGGAAGGCGATGAAGCTCGATGCCAAGCAGTCGCTCGATGACTTCATCACGGCGCTCGGGCGCAGCTCGCCGCAGATCCTCGACAACCTGGGCCTGACGGTGAAGCTGGGGGAGGCCAACGACGCCTACAAGCAGCAGCTCGGGATCGTCGGACGGGAACTGACCGAGAACGAAAAGAAGCTCGCCTTCTATAACGCCGCTGTCGATGCCGCGAAGCGGAAGACCGAGGAACTCGGTGGCGTGCAGCTCACCGTCGCTGACCAGTTCACGCGGGCGAGGGTCGCGATGACGAACCTGACTGACGCGATGGGGATCGCCATCGCGCGCTCACCCGTGGTGGCCGAGTTGCTGGGGGGCATCGCCGACGAGATCACGACGGCGTTCGGCACCAATCAGGTGAAGCTTGTCCAGAGCTTCACGGGGGTCGTGAACGACCTCGCGATCTCGCTCACCGATGTCGGGGTCGCGGCCATCGAGATGGGCCGCCTCACCTCACGGGTCTGGGTGTTTCTCAAGGACGGCATCCTCGGGCTCCTCGAAACGCAATTCCGCGTCCGCGCCGGCTTGCGGGATCTCATTCCGCTCGAACGCTATCGACAGGAAGCGCGTGAACTGCGCGCGATGGCGGATTCGCTGAAGAAAGATGTCGAGGAGGCGTATCAGGGGCAGTTGCGTCTCGAAGGCGGACTGGATGCCGCGTCGGAGGCGCTGGGGCGCATTCGGGGCCGGATGTCGGCCGCGGCCACACAAGGGACGAATCTGGCCCAAGTGGCTGACGACGTCGCCATGCGGACCAAGGGACTCGGGGACGCGAATGAGCAGACAGAAGCGGACATCAAGAAAACCCAGGCCGCGATCGATGCCCAACGCCGATCGCTCGAGGCGATCGGCATTGTCACGCTCCCCATGGTCACGGAGACGCTGAAAGAGTTCACCATACAGGAGCAGCGCGCGACGAAGGAAGGGGTCGACCTCGATCGCGTGCTGATCGCGCAACTGCCGAAGCTCAAAGAGTTGGTCGACAAGGCAAAAGCGTCCGGGATTTCTGTCGCCGGCCTGGCGGCGGCCTACGCCCGCGCTGGCGATGCCATGCGGCGCACGCTCGATCTGCGGTTCGACATCCCCTCCCCCGAGTTGCCACAAGTGGTGGCCGCCACCGCCGATGAACTCGAGCGGCTCAATCGGGTGGCAGGACTGCCCGCGTGGAAAGACCTGCCGCAGGTCGTCGGCACCTGGAGCGACGAGCTGGAGCGCGCCGCGCGGGCCGTCTCTCCGGAGCAGTGGCGTGTCGGCGCGCTGAGCCAAGCGCTGCAGCGCATGGGCATCGAATCACAGCAGACGCTGGATCACCTGGCACAGCAGGCGCAGCGCGATTACGAGTTGATCGCGCAGGCCGCGGGCGAGAGTTCGCGCGAGGCCGCCGAAGCCTGGGAGCGGATGATCGAGGCGCAGTTGCGCGCGAGCCATGTGCTGGAGACGTACTTCTGGCGGAGCTTCGTGCCTTCGATCGAACGCGCGTGGACGGACATCACGGGCGCCGCCTCGCACGGGCTGTTCGACATGCTGATCGTGACCCAGAAGTTCAAGGAGGGGTTTCTCGACATCTGGCGATCGATTCGGCAGGCCTTCGCCAACATCCTCGCCGACATGCTGCAGGACTTCCTGCAAGGGTTCCTGAAGCGGATGCTGGCGGCGATCGCCCGTCAGCAACTCGCTCGCGCGCTCGGTGGCGCAGTCGGCGGCGCCCTGTTCGGCGGGGCCGTCGGGGCGGCGGCTGGCGGCGGGGCGGCGGTCGGCGGTGGGCTGCTGGCGTCGTCCTCGCTCCAGGCGGCGGTGACCATGGGCGCGGTGCCCTCCACCGGGTTGGCGGCGGGCGGCGCGGGGGGGGCCGCAGCGGCCGGCGGCGCCGGCTTCGGCGCGACGATGCTGGCCCTCGCCAGCAACCCCATCACCTGGGGCGTGGCCGCCGCCGCCCTCCTCGGCTGGGGGATCTGGAAGAAAGGCTGGCTGCGTGGCGGGGAGGAAGGCGCCCAGGTCAACCCGGCGCGCGACCGCTTCCTGCGACAGTTCGGCCCGCCCGGCACGGGCGAAGGCAGCGGCTTCCACACGCTCGCCAGTCTGCTCACGCAGCTCACCGGCCAGCCCGGCGGCGGCTCGCTCTTCCGCGCCCTGACCAGCGCCGACACCATGAAGGAGTTCACCGCCGCCACGCGCGGCATCATGACGCTGCTGCAGCGCCGCGGCGTGCCCGTCCCCGCGCCCTCAGGGGCGGGCCACGTGCACTTCCCGGCCAACCCCTTGCCGGCCCTCGCCGCGGCCACCCGGAGCGCCAGCCAGGCCCCAGTGCCCGTGGCTGCGGTCCCCACGCCGGTGCCCGGCCTCGGCGGGGTGCCGACGGCTGCCCCCGTCACCATGAACGTGACCATTCAGGCCTGGGATCGCGCGGATCTGAACACGGCCTTCCGGGACGAAATCATTCCGCGCTTCAAGGACGCGCTCCAGTTCAACCAGGCGGGCCTGCGGACCGCGGTGGCGGGTGTCTGATGTGGTACGCCCTGCCCGATGACGATCTCGCCCCGGGTGCCACCGCCATCACGGCCAGTGCGGAGGATACCGGTTATCCCGCCGAATGGCTCGTCACCGAGAACCCGGCCCAGCCGGCCAAGCTCACGACGACGAGCGGCACCTGGGTGCTGGAGTTCGCCTCGCCCATCACGCTCGCCGCCGTGGCGCTGATTTATCCGCAACTCGACGCCGGGCTCTCCGTGGTGCTCGAGGGGAACACGGGCGACACGTGGGCCACGCCGGCCTTCTCCCAGGCCATCACCATTCCCGGCCCGCATCCCGACGATCAGGCGATCAGCCCGATCGCCGAATTGACCGGCGCGCCCGCCTATGCCTTTTGGCGCCTGCGCATCATCGGCACGAACAGCGTCCCGGTCGCGGTGGGGCGCCTGATGCTGCTCGGCGCGCTGCGCACCTTCGAGGACGGCACCTCGATGCGCTGGGGCGTCGTCGAGGAGGAAGACTACGGCATCGTCGAGATGCCGACCGAGCTCGGCGTCGAGACCATCTATGACCTCGGGGGCAAGCGCCGCGAGTTGAGCGGCGAGCTGCTGCTCCGCGAGGTCGGGGCGCAGCAATTCCTCGAGCTGCGCCGCGCCACGCATGGCCGCGTCACGCCCTGGCTGCTCTGGCCCTTCGAGGGCGTCAACGATGTGTATCTCGTGCGCTGGAGCGAGCGGGCCAGCGTGCGGCAACTGCAGGTGCCGGAGCTGCCGGATTACCGCAGCGGCTATGTCCAGCTGTTCCAGGTGCGGGTGAAGGAATTGAGCCGCGGACTGCCGTGGCCGTGAGGGGGGACGGATGGCGCTGCTCTTTCTCGACAGCTTCGATCATTACACGAACGCCGCGGACAAGTATCTCACGGGCAGCGATGGCGCCATCGTCACCACCGGTCGCCACGGCAACGGCTTTACGGGCGAGGCCCGGCTCGC